CCTCTCGTCCCATTGAATACTCGGTTGCGATGTCTGCTTGAACGGCCATTTTGTTTTTCGGTTAGAGGGGAGGCCGCCGGAACTTTCCAGCAGCCTCCCCAATTTTAGGATTAACCCTTACGAACTTTCGGTGCTAAGGCTCCCTGTATCCACAGGACGAGCTTGCCTCCTTCGGGGACAGAAGCAGTGTTGAAATTAGTGCGTTGGAGATCCGCGCTAATATCGGGACCAGAAACCAGCTTAGACTTGCCGGTCTTGTCCACTGCAATGGTGGTTGCGAGACGCATATCCTTCAGGATTAAGCGGTCGTCAACACGGTCGCTTGCGTAGTATCCGCAGCGGCAGCACCAAACATGATATCATACGAAGCCATGTGGCTACGAGTGGCGCGGCTGTACCACACAGACAGCATAGCAGACAAACCGTTATTGGTAGTCACGGCGCGTTGCTCAATGAACTCACCGGCAACCATTCCAACCGGCAGACCGGAAGCAACGGCGATAGCATCAGGACCGCAGACAAAACCAGCAATGTTGGTTGCACCGGAAGTCCAGCGGTTATTTTCGGCAATCAAGTCGAAACCAAACTTGCCATTGGCCAACGCACCATAACGCGCGTCAGGGAAGTAAGAACCAGCAGCCGAGAACTGCAAACGAGCCAGATGTCCGCCATCCAGAATGAGGTTCTTGGCGCGGTAGTTCTTGGCAAGAGCCAAGATCGCGGGAAGGTCGCTAGTGTCGAAGTTAGCGGCAGTACCGAGAATGTTGGAAACGGTGTAGTTGCCAGAAACCATCAACGCAGTCAGTTTGTCGCTTATGCCGTAAGCGAACAAATCAGCGGAACCAGCGGCCAAATCAGCAAGAGCATAGCCCTTATTGAGTTCGTCCTGAGTCACAGTGAAGTTCTTGGAGATCTGGTTAACGGTAACAGCAACAGCGTCAAGAGTGCTGTCGTTGTTCGATTCCCAGTTGGTCGGGTTGGTCTGGGCGGCAGTTCCGGTGGAGAACTTTTTCACCTGAACGGTAGCGCGGGGGCGGAGGTTATCCAGACCCACGTTACGGGAGAAACCGTCAACCATCGCCAGCTTGGTAGCGGCAACAGTGATGATCGCGTCAGCGAGATAATCAACAACAAGAGCAGAAGCAAAAGTGTTGGCATTCTGCGGAGCGTGAATCTGGGACTGACGGAGCAGCTCGCTATGGTTCTCAATCAGGAACTTGCGACGGTCAGCACCAGCCTTAATCGACTTATGCTGTTCCAGAAGCGGGTTTCCGCGATTCTCAATCACCGGACGAACCGGCTCAGGAGCGGGGGCGGCGGCGGGAGCCTTCAAGCTGGCCTCCAGAGCGGAGAGCTTCGCCAGAATAGCGGTGAGGTCAACGGAAGCGGCAGGAGCCGCAGCAGGAGCCGCAGCCGCCACAGTAGTGTTGTCGGACATATGTGTGTCGGTTGTTTGTGCAGGTTGCGGCGTGTTGGTCACGCCATTCTGTCCGTCAGCGTTATTGCTGCCGGTAGAAAGTTTGTCTTCGGTCTCGGAAAGCTCCGATTCCTGATCCATTTGAGTTGCGAGAGCGGTGAACCAATCGCGTCCAGCAGCACCGCCCCAAAGGTTAGCGGCAACGTCAGCGGGAGTGTTAGGCTCCGCTTCCAAGAAGCGTTCGTTACGCGCCCACCAAGCGACGGCTCGCTTTACCTTATCTTCACTCGGCTCTTCTCCTTTAACGAGATTGCGAGCGTCAATAACCGTCTTCTCCTCAAGACCAGACCCGCCAAGCCCGTCTTCGTACTGCTTGATCCCGCGCTCAAGATTGCGTTTCACCGTCGGAGGAGCAGTCCGAGAGACCGCTCGCGGATGCCATTTAGCAGCCATAGCAAGTTGTTTGATGGGTTTGTCGCAGAGTCCCCACATAACCGCTTCTTCAGTGGTGAACCAAGTTTCGGCCTTCATAGCCGCTCGTATGGATTCTGGAGATTTGCCAGTCTTTTTGGCGTAGATACCAACCAAGACTTGAGCGTGTTGGTCCAGTGCATCAGCCATTTTACGCATGTCTTCCGAAGTACCAGAAGCCATACCGGACGGGTCGTGAATCATCATCAACGCAGCGTCAGCCATCTCAACATTATCACCAGCCAGCGCAATGATTGAAGCGATTGAAGCAGCAATACCGACAACGCGAGTAGTGACGGGAGCTTGCCGTCCGCGAAGCTGGTTGTATATCGACAACCCATCCCAAACATTTCCACCGGGAGAGTTGATCTCAACCAAGATTGGATTCTTTCCGCACTCATTGAGAACATCGGAGAACTGTTTTGCACTAATGCCAGAGCCTCCAAACCAGTCTTCTCCAATCTGGTCAAAAATCTGAATGGTAGCAGTCTCACCAGCGGAAGCCGCTGGAGCGTAGTACAACCAATCTGTTTTCTTGGTGAAGCTCATTCAGTTTTCTTGGCTTTCGGTTTGCGGGTCTTCTTGGCGGTAGCAGTCACAACCGTTTCCTCAACAACCGGAACTGGACCACCTTCAGACGGAGCAACAGGGTCAGGAGCGTCTGTAGGATTAGGCTCTGGAGGTTGCGGAATTGTCGGCTCGGTCTTAATACGCTCGGCCCGATCTTCTTGTATAGTAGAAACTTCCGAGACTCGGAGTCCGTACTTACCAGCAAGCTCTCTGATAAACAAAGCTTGTTGAGCCTTAGCCTCTAAAGCAGAACGCCAATCAAGACCGCGCGCTCCGTAAACCTCATCGTAAGTCACAATGCCAGCTTCCAACTCAGCCAACTGAGCAGCGGAATTGCGGCCAACGTCAACATTCGGAGAGCGGGGAGCAGTGATTGCCACCTCATACCAATCAGACGGAGCATCGTTGAGATTCGGATCGCTCTTGATAGCGTACTCCATAACGTATTCATAAATACGTCGAGCAGCCGAAGACATCACTTGATGCCGAGAGCGGAACCACACAGCGGACATATCTAGCGCACCGCGATAGACAGTTCCCTGCATCGACTCTGGATAAACAAGAACGTAAGGAATACCAACACCAGCACAGACTTTCTCAGTCAGTTGCCGCCAGTACTCACGCATATTTACACCGGGACGCTCTGTAGCGAACTGCTCAAATGAATCACCGTTCTTAAGTACTTTAACGGAAGATCCAAAGACTTGTTCGTAATAGGTCTCAGCGGTGTTCTGAGTAGCTGGAGAAGTACCGCCAGACCGGAGGCTAGAAGCTTGGACCTCACCAGATACGGTCTTAACGATCTGAGCGACAGAAGCACCCAACTTGCAAGCCTCCATCTCCAACTTTTGCAAGTCGTCTAGGTCGTGAAGATCATTGATGACGCAAGAGACAAATGGGATACCGCGAAGCTGACCAGCGCGGTTTGGTTCGTAAATGTGAACCACTGAATCCGATCCGATAGAGCGGACATCAGTAAGGTTTCCCTGCGTTTTCTCGGACCCAATAAAGTAAGCAACAGCGCGACCAGTGCGCGGATCAAAGCGGATACCGTCAAACACGGTCTCATCTGATTGCATTCCAACTGGAGTTGCAATCGACTGAGCTTCCAACAACTGCAAGCGCGGCTTACCGCTCTCGCCTTTTGTCAGAAGAATGAAGCTTTCACCGTCAAAGAACCAACCGCGAGCGGCTTGAGACATCAGCGTTGCAAACGACTGACGGGAGCCGATATCGGGATATCTACACCAGACATCAAACCACTTCTTAGCCTTAAGATTCCAAGCTGGATCACTTGAAGCCGGTTGAACGCTGAAGTTTGAGCCGACGGTATAAGACTCAAACAAATCCCCCAATCTGTTCAGAACAGCGTTATTCTGCTCAAAGTATCGGCTTTTGCGAACAATCGCTTGTCGGGTTGAACTCGTTACATCAAAGCGAGCCGAAGTATAAGACGTATCAAGATACGAACGACGCAGAGAGTTCCCCGCTCCTTCGTACTTGTTGACGGGAGCCGGAAACAGCTTGTTAGCTATGGTTTGAAGAATACCCATTAGCTCATCCGAGTTGTGGCTTCACGACGGAATTGTGTGAAGTCTCCGTAATACCGAGTCGTTGAAACCAGAATGGTTCCCAACATCTTGTTGTAAATCTGGAGGTCAGTTGGGCTTGTAATGCCATCACCAGCAAGAAGCGTCACTGCGTAATCGTAATCACTCAGAAGCGATTCCCACATTTCCAGCATCTCAATTGGAGCCGCAGTCCCTTTTGATGGTTCTGCAAATTCAACGGAAACGTCAGAACTTGAGGTTGAACGGACAACTTGACCGGACTCTATAGCGTTAGCAGCAACCGTGAGCTTTGCAGTCAAAGCTTCCAACAAGCTCAAAGCAGCTTTGCTTGCGTAGGTTGTACGCAAGTATGACCGTTTTGTTGCTACGGTGTATGTGAACACTTGCGCGGACTATTCACAGACCAACTGTGAAGTCAACTACTAGAATTTTCTGAACTAGTAGACGCAAGATCGTTCCACAACATAACCATAGCCAACTGCATCAGCTCGCAGTCGTGCAAATGGTCCGGCCATCGGGTATTTCGTTTGAACCAAAGATGCTTAATTCGTCCAGCTCTATTGGCTGTTGGCTTGAGAACGTGGGAATCCAAATGCTTCCAGTATGTATCGGAATCGCTCGCAAATGCTCCCTCAGCCTCTAGCGGAGCGGGTAGGCTACAAACACTCCATTGATTGTTTTCGGTTCCCCTACGGAGCCTGTGAAGCACTTCACGCATATGCTCCGTGTCAAAGATCAAGAGCGGCTGAACTACATCAGTCCGCATTGATGTTGAGGTCGTGATTCCGAATGGATGGATTGAGCCAGTCTTGCTGGTAAATCTTGCTCCAGTCTCACGACCTTTCATGGGAAGCCAACCCACAAGCATTGGTTTCCGCAGACCTCCTTCTGGTGGATACCGAAGCCCGCATGGATAATTGATCGGGCTAGAGCTGCTTTGGGAATACTGAGCGCAAGCATCGTACACCGCTTGCGTATTAAAACCGGAGTCAATCCCAACGTCCATATCGTGAACGTTGTATTGAAGTTGAACCCTACGCAGAGCGGCAAAGTCGTCGGCGTGACCGGCAGCAACCAATCGGGAATTGCCTTTGCTCCACTCTCGACAAACCCACCAGAGAAACGGTGCAGCGGCTTGAACGTCAGCGGTCAAATACCGTCGAGATTCCGGCATCTCGGAATCAGAGATAACCTCAACTCGCTCTTGTTGTGAGTCTTGGTTTTCCCACGGTTCCGCGAGCATACCATTTATAAACCCCTGCAACCCCATCATTGAAGCTTTGGCTTCCAAGAACGAGACCGCGAGATGTCCCCAAGTGCATTTCCGATCCGGTGAATAGAGGGACGACAAGTGATAAGAGCGGACGCTTGGAAGGCTCGCTTGATTCTCTGGAATCCACTTTCCGTGTCTCAAAGCGGCAACTTTGTGGGAGTCAGAAATCTTACCCTGACAGAGTTGGCAAACGTAGTGCGCGGACGACCGGATGCGCTGCCAGTCTGGCTTTCCATCTTCGGTCTTGGTGTTGTCCCAAGTGACTTGCTTCCACTCCAATTTGATGAACTCGGAGCAATGCGGACACGGGATGTAATACCTCCGCTGATCTCCGCGAAGATAGCGTTGCCAGATTCTGCCTTCTGAGGTTGTTGGAGTGCTGGTGAAGAAGGCTTTGGAACTTGAGAATGCTTTAAGCCGCTGCTCTGCGAGGTCAAGAGCGTCAGCTTCTTTGGCGGTGGCTTCCGCGAATTTGTCCACCTCATCCGCAACCAAGATTCGCACCGGACGGGAGGCTAAATTTGCCGGTGAGTTTGAGCCAACAAAGGTCAAAGTGCATCGGTCAAATTGCTGCTCCAAGTTTGTCAGTTGGTCGTGGTCAGCAGGGAATCGAGCAACCAATGCCGGACAATCTTCCAGCAATGGCATCCAGCGGCTTTTGCTGAACGAGCGAGCCAGATTCTCACTCGGCATCAGCCACAGCGCGGGACTTGGTTCTGTGTCGATTGCCCAAGCGAGTCCAGCCATCAGCGTTGTCGTTTTGCTGGTCTGGCTTCCCCAACACAACGTGACCTCAGAGACTGACGGATCTTTCCAGCATTCCAGCGGTTCTCTGCAATATGGTCTGACAGCCGTGGAGAATGGACCGGGATGTTCAGTCTGACGCTGAGTCAACGTCAGGTTTGCTTCGCTCCACTCAACCACCGTCTGCTTCGGTGATGGGCGGTATATCTGGCGGCGGAATTCTAGGATCTCACGTTGTAGATCAAGCATCAGAACAAGTCGGTTGTGGATTCTTGGATGCTGTGCTTTCGGGCTTCGGACATACTTAGGAATGCCATGCGCTCATTGACTCCATCCAAAAGCTTATCCCGCAGTTGCACATTACATCCCCACGTTGCGTTCTCGTTGAAGATTTCAACCATCAAGACAATGCCGTCTGGTTCCAAATGCAGGATTCCAAAGAACGGAAGCTTAGTGTGCTTGGTAATCTCAAGAGCGGCTTGAAGCTTCGACCATGAGATCATCCAATCATTGCCGTAGGTAGACCGGAGCTTCTCAAGTCCATAACTTCGGCTTTTGACTTCGTATAATCCGGTTATCGTCTCGCTGTTTTGATTCCAAATGAACCCATCAATGCGTGATGGCTTGTCATCCGCAATCGGCAGGAATCGAAGAACCGTGTCACGCTCGATAGCTTTGAGCGCGATCCGATTTTGGCGAAGAGCTTCAATACCGGCTGGCTTCTGACAGTTTAAGATTTCCACGGGTCAGTCTGGTGCAAAGTTTTAAGGCAAACGTCTTGGACCCAACGCTCAAGCTCTCTCTCAGCGTGTTCTGGGTCGTGGGGAGCAATGCGACCGGAAAGCTGCTTGGGCATCGACTTGAGCAATTGGGCAACCGCTCCGTCGTGTTCTTGCATGGCTTTCTTGACCCATGCGCCAGAGACAAGCGACCGCTCCTTTTCAGCGAGCGCAATTACATCCTGACGGGCATTGATGAGATTCTTTGCCGCAGCGGCATGGACCGTGACCATGCGTCCAGCGTCCATTGTTTTGTTTCGCAATGCTTGAACCGCCAGACCGTATGAAGCTCGTTCAATCTGCTTCTGTCGTTCGTAGGCTCCCGCAGGAGTGTCTAGAGCAACAAGAGAAGGGTTGACCGTTGCGGATGCTTCTGGTGGGCGGTATGGACCGTCAGAGATTGATTCCGCTGCCTCTTGGAACTTGGATTCCTGTTGTTGGGATTCAATCAATCTTTGCTGAGAGGGTCTTCCGCCAATACCTTTGCGGCTCCCCCTCCAAGCGTCAGCGTCTTCCGGTGAAGTTAAAGGCATTCCCTGAGAGCAAAGTTGCGAGACTCTCCCCTTAGTCAGTCCAGAGTGTTTGACGTATTCGCTTTGAGTCATCGGAGAGTTTCGGGAAGATCTTCGGATTTCATCTTTAAGAGGTCTTTCAACCCTTTGCAGATTGTGCGTTGTAACGGCTCGTTTTGGTTTGGCTCGTAGTACGCAGCAATCTGTTCAGCCGTTGAGCGTCCCGCGCGGATCTGATTGAGATGCCAACGCAATGTGTGATGACCAAAATTCAGCAAGACGTATTGTGCGCCGTTTGTCATGGATTGTGCGTTTATAATACAATAGCGGGTTTGATCGCTCAGGGAG